CCGCTGTGTACCTGCTAAGTGTTATCAAGGCGTAATCAAGGCGGCGTATGCCGCCTTTTGTATTTTTGGAGGAAATAATGGCACGAAAGCGTAGTGAACTTGAACAAGAGTTGATGACTGATGCAAATATTGCAAAAGTTATCCGACTGCTGGAACCTAGTGAGGAAGGTGCAAAACCTATCACTAAAAAAGATGCTTGTCAGATTCTTGGCATGGCATACAACACCGCGCGTCTTGCTACTATCATTCAAGAGTACAAAGACAAGCGTGAGCGCGACAAGCGGTTCCGTGCTGAAAAGCGCGGCAAGCCAATCACGCAACAAGAGCGTAGCTATATTGTGTCAGAGTACCTAGCCGGTGAGCCTGTGGACGCAATTAGCAAGAGCACTTACCGCAGTACGGCTGTAATCAAGCAAGTGCTGGACGAGTGCAGCGTTCCTATTCGCGTACCTGGGCACAGCTACTTCAACCCTCAACTTATCCCTGAGGGTGCAGTGCGTGACCGATTCAAGGTAGGCGAGATCGTGTACAGTGCCCGTTACGATACACTAGCCAAGATTACCAGTGAGCAGCACAGTGCAAAGCACGACTGCTACATATATAGTATGTGGTTGAAAGGTAACTGGCAACAGAACGCCTATCAGCCCGCATACGAGCTGGCTAGTCTTGAGCACTTGCGCGAAATCGGGGTGCAGATATGAGCGATAACCTGCACTATGAAAAAACTATCTATCATAACGAGGAGAAGTTTTATCAGCTAAAGCTCACCATTAGCGAGTTTCGTGATAAGTACTATATCAACATTCGCAAATACTTTCAAAGTTACGAAGGTGACTTTGTGCCCAGTAAGGAGGGTGTATCAATGGAGGCCAATATGGAAAACATTTATGCGCTCCTAGATGGGCTGTTTGATATAGTGTCGAAAGGCGAAGCTCAAGAAATTATTCAACACTACTGCAATAAAATTTCCGACTTGAGCGATCAAAGCTAAAGTTGTATAATATAGGCTATGAATAAACTTCAACAATTCCTCAATGAAGCCAGTCGTCATTATTACGCTGGCCAGCCCATTATCAGTGACGATCAGTTTGATAGTCTTGCTGAGGCGTGTGGCTATACAAGTGTAGGCGCTAAGGCTAGTGGTCAGGTGGAGCGTCACCTGTACCAAATGTACTCACTGCAAAAGTATTATGAGGATGAAGGCAAGCGGCCGCTGGAAGGCTATCAAGACCTTAGCATGAGCGTTAAGCTTGACGGCGCAGCAGTTTCACTGTTGTATGTAAACGGACAACTAGTTCGTGCACTCACTCGTGGCGATGGTGTAGAAGGCCAAGTCATTACAGATAAGATTCTAGCACACAAGGGTCTTGTACCACACCAAATCCCACTAGAGGGTGTTTATCAAGTTACTGGCGAGATTGTGGCCCCAAAACACATTGAAAACGCTCGTAACTATGCCGCAGGCTCACTTAACCTAAAAGATGTTGAAGAATTCAAGACCAGGGCACTTAGCTTTTTTGCGTATGGCATTCAGCCTAACTTGAAGTCTAAGTTCGATCATGACATTCAACAGCTAAAGTTGTTTGGTTTCAATTGTTGCAACGAAGTCGACTTGGACAAAATCTATCCTAGTGATGGTGTAGTTTTCCGAATCAACTGCAACAAAACCTTCTTAGACCTGGGCTATACCAGCAAGCATCCCCGCGGTGCATATGCTCGTAAGGAGCGTGCCGAGCACGTTGAAACAAAGTTGATCGGTGTTGAGTGGCAGGTAGGAAAGAGTGGCAAGGTTACCCCAGTTGCTATTCTTGATCCTGTTCTTATTGGCGATGCTATAGTTAGTCGCGCAACTCTTAACAACCCTGGTTTCATCGAAGCCTTGGGTTTGCAGATTGGTGACACAGTAGCAGTAGCTAGAGCTGGCGAGATTATTCCGTGCATACTACACAAAGTAGACGCATAAAATTTCGCCACTCAGGGCACAGAAATTTTCAACTTGCTGTGCCGCAGTTAATCTAGTATAATTATTACTTAAATTGATAAAGCGACTATGAGAATCACAATTCCCACTGAGTGCCCTTGCTGCAATTACCCACTAGAACTGGTCAACGATCAGCTCTTTTGCCGTAACACAGCTTGCGGTGCCCAGCTAAGCAAAAAGGTCGAGCATTTTTGCAAGACCCTTGGCATTAAGGGCATGGGTTCTCGCACAATCGAAAAGCTGGGTTTAGCAGACATTACTGAGCTGTACTATCTTGACTTTGATGAAGTAAGCAGTGCTTTGGGCAGCGAGCGAGTTGCCGAAAAGTTGATTATGGAAATCGAGAAAAGCAAACAGGCCGACTTGGCCACAGTTATCAGTTCTTTTTCTATCCCGCTTGTGGGTCAGACCGCAAGTAAAAAATTGTGTGAAGTAGTAGCATCTGTAGACGAGATCAGTTTTGAAACTTGCAAGCAAGCTGGCCTAGGCGACAAAGTTACCGAAAACTTGTTGACTTGGCTTGAAACTGATTTCCAAGAGATGAGAGAGTTTTTGCCTTTCTCGTTTCAATCTAGCCAAAGTACAGCTAATGCAAATCTTGACTTGAAAACTGTTTGCATAACTGGTAAACTAGTATCTTACAAAACGAAAGCCGAGGCTCATAGAGCACTCGAGCTAGCTGGCTACAAGCCGGTAGAGTCTGTAACTAAAACTACTGACTTCTTAGTTGATGAAGAGGACAAAGGCAGTACAAAACGCAAAAAAGCCGAGTCTCTCGGTATTACAATTATCACAAATCTAAACATCTTTTTGAAAGAAAACTCAAATGACTGAAAAGACTAAAAAGTGGTCTGATGCCGCTGTTGATACCATGATGGCCGCAGTTGGCAATAGCCGCCCTGTTAGTGCTGACGCTGTTGAGCGCGCTGTTGCTGCTCTTGGCGAAGGCTTTACCGCCCGTAGCGTAGCTAGCAAGCTGCGTCAATTGGAAGTCGAAGTTGCTTCGATGGCCAAGGAAAAGACCAGTGCTTTCTCGGAAGACGAGGGTGCTGATCTGGCAGAATTCGTTATCTCTAACAGTGGTAACCTGACCTACAAGCAAATCGCTGAGCAGTTCGCCGATGGCAAGTTCACTGCTAAGCAAATTCAAGGCAAGCTGCTTGCTCTGGAACTGACTGGCAGCGTTAAGCCTGCTGAGAAGGTTGAAGTTGCTCGCACTTACACCGAAGCTGAAGAAGCCAAGTTTGTTAAGATGGCTGAAGCCGGTAGCTATATCGAAGATATTGCTACGGCACTGAACAAGACTGTTGCCAGCGTTCGTGGCAAGGCTCTGAGCCTGACCCGCAAGGGCCAAATCGCCAAGATTCCTGCACAGCGTAGCAGCCATGCTAAGGAAGTTGTTGATCCTGTTACCCAGCTTGGTGACAAGATCCACTCGATGACCGTTGCTGAAATCGCCGCGGCCGTTGACAAGACCGAGCGTGGTCTGCGTACCCTGTTGACCCGTCGTGGCATCAAGGTTGCTGATTACGACGGCGCTGCTAAGAAAGCCAAGGCTGAAGCCAAGGCCGCCGCCTAATAAGCACTAGCTTTCACACTAGGCCGGGAGTCCTCAAAAAGCTCCCGGCCTTTTTTGTTCTAGGAGTCGAAATTGAAAGTAACAATCTCATACCACGATAACGACTCGTTTACAGTAGAAGAAGTAGTAAAACAGGCTATGCACAATTATGGCAGGTCTGTTGCTGTGGAAGTAATGCCTGAATCTACAATGGCTTACGATCACATCTACTTTGGACTGCAACAGCTTATTACGCACGAGCAGCTTAGTTTGCTGTTTGAAAAAGACGCAGCATATCAACAAGACATTAAAAAACTGCGAGAGCAGGTACTATATAAAGTAACAGAAATTATTGACCAGGTTATTATTGATAATGAATCGAAAGTAGGGTAATCTTGGATACTTCAGCAGTAGTCTTAAATAAACTCCTAACTGAGCAAAACCTAGAAATCTGGGCTAAGCTCAAGTTGGTGTTCCTAGACGCTGCCTACTCCTCCCTTTATGGTGCCATCAACAAGCATTACGAGCGTTATGGTGCCGTTCCATCGTTTGACGATCTAGAACTAACCTTGAGGGAGGGACCGGCGTCTAAGACGTTAGCAACCCTCCGTTTAACCGAGGTTCCTGACGTTTCAGCAGAAGTCGCGCTAGACGCGCTTATAGATCAATATACACAAAACGAAACTGTAAAACTACTAGATAAATTTGTAGACAAATTACCGCTTTACGATGCAAACGAAATCAAGGATAACTTAGCCAATATTGCACTAACAATCGAAGAAAAAACGCACACTAGTGAAAAGGTTTTCACTATGGCGGATATGATGCTATTCCAGCATCCTGACGATGTGGAGAAAGAACGTGTTTATTTGGGTCTTAATAATACTTTTGACGCTGTGTTGGGTGGTGTGGCTCGGCAAGAGCTCATACTCATTGGGGGTAAAAGGGGATCTGGAAAATCTATTACTAGTAGCAACATTTTTATTAATCAATATGAGTCTGGTAACAGCTGTATTTATTTCAGTATTGAAATGACGGCTATGGAGACTATGCAACGCAACCTTGCTATCTTGGCAAATGTGAACTTGCAAAGTCTTAAGCAGAACAGGTTGACTGATGAAGAAGTGCTACGAGTAGTAAAAGCACGTGCAGGTATGTTTCAAGATTCGGATGGAACTGTTATGGAATTTATGCGGCACAGAGATCGCTATAAATTTGAAGAGCAGTTGGTTCGCAATCACATACTAAAAGAAGATAATCAAATGATTATTGTCGACGACAGAGACTTGACCCTAAGCAGCATCGACTTACACATTGGTAAGTCCAAGGCAAAGTTCGGTGACAAGCTAAAAGTTGTGGTAGTTGACTATCTTAACCAAATTGTGTTGGAAGGTGTTGACCAGTATGACTGGAAGCCGCAGATTGAAGTTTCCAAAAAGCTTAAAAACCTGGCGCGTAAGTACGAAGTGGTCTTGGTTTCGCCGTATCAAATTGATGCAAACGGTGAAGCCAGGTTTGCGAAAGGTATTCTTGATGCGGCCGACATTGCTTTGGTCATGGAAGCCCATGACAAAGAAACAAATGCAATTAGCTTTGAAACCACAAAAATTCGTGGCGGAAAAGAGATGGCTTTTACGTGCCCAATCGACTGGGATTCCTTACGTATTAGCCCGCAATCCGTGGACAAACCCACACCTAAAGAACCAATTAAAAAGGCTGGCGGCAAAAAGCAGCAGCCGGACTTGAAACAAGACGATACATCGGCAGATTTACCTTGGAATTGACATGAGCGACCCAGTACTTGAACTACTACAAAAGCAAGGCTTAGGGTATCAAGTATCGGGCCGCGACTACTTGATACGTTGCCTAAACCCAGAGCATGACGACAGCAATCCTAGTTTTCGCGTTGATCGCGTCACTGGGGTTGCCCACTGCTTTAGTTGCGGGTTCAAAACCAACATATTCAAGTTTTATGGTGTATTTACCAATCCGGTACCAATCAAGATTGCAAAGCTAAAAGAGAAGCTAGCAGAGTTGAAGACCAATCACCTTGGTTTAGAGTTGCCGAACGGCTACACTCCTTACACCAAGAGTTTTCGTGGTATTAGTGCTAAAACACTAAAGTGGTTTGGTGCGTTTTATACCAATCAGGTAGAAAAGCTACAAGACAGGATAGTATTTCCAATCAAGGACATTACTGGCAAGACGGTGGTGTTTGTAGCACGCCATACACTGAGCAATGGCAATCCACGGTACGTTAACTATCCCAGTGGTGTTAAGATGCCACTTTACCCAACCTACCTGCCCAGCGGCTACAAGTCAATGGTGCTGGTAGAGGGTATATTCGATATGCTAAACTTGTACGACAAAGGCTTGGAAAACGTGGTGGCGTGCTTTGGCACGAATACGCTGCAAAACGACACCAAGCAAAAGCTGTTGCCATTCAAAGCACAAGGCATTACTCACGTTTACATTATGTTTGATGGTGACGAAGCCGGACGCAAAGCCGCACAGACCCTAAAGCCACTCATAGAAGAAGACGGGTTTGTGGTGGAAATCATAAACTTAAACGACGACACGGACCCAGGCGAGCTGGATCAGGATGACGTAAACTCTATTAGAGAGTATATCAACAAATAATAGCCCAATACGCTATAAGAAAGTATTATGACCAAAATTGCACTTATTGACAAAGCCCCAAACCGTACCCGTTACAGCGAGTACTTCCAGTTTGAGTTTGATCACTACCACATGAGCAGCAAGCCTATTCAAAAGCTGCTGAAAAAAGATGTGGATTTGGTGGTTGACTTGGACGAGTACGACTATGTTATCCTGGTAGGCGCGGAAGCAGCTAAAGAGTACGCTAAAGTTACTAGCGTAACCAACTACGCAGGCCAGCTTGTAGACGACAAGTTTATTCCCATCAGCAACCCAGCAATGCTGGCGTTTAAGCCAGAGGGCAAGCCTGACTTTCAGCGTGCTGTGGACAAAATCCACAAGTATATTGAAGGAAATGTTAAGCCTAGTACGCTGGGCGACTACAAAGGTATTGATTCTACCGAGGAAGCTAAGCAGTTCTTCCGGGAAGTCCTAGCCAACGCACAGGGCGCTGTGACGCTGGACACGGAAACCACAGCACTGTATCCCAGAGACGGATATGTGCTTGGCTTGTCGATGAGTTATAAGTCAAAACATGGCCGATACATTCTTACTGACTGCTTGGACGAAGAATGCTTGCAGCTGATTAGGGAAATTGTGGACACTTTTGACATAGTGTTCCATAACATGAAGTTTGACTACAAAATGATTAAATATCATCTTGGAGTGGACTTTAACCGCAAGCGTGTACACGACACTATGGTTATGCACTATGTGCTGGATGAAGCCGATTCACATGGCTTGAAGCAGCTAGCACTAAAGTACACCGACTACGGTGATTATGACTCGGAGCTGGACGAGTATAAAAAGGAATACTGCAGCAAAAATGGTGTGCTTCAAGACGACTTTACCTATGACCTTATTCCGTTCGACATTATTAGCAAGTATGCTGCTATTGACACAGCCGTTACATACGACCTTTATCAAAAGTTCTGGCCTATTATTCAGAAAAACGATAAGCTGTTCAAGGTGTATCAGGAGATCCTGATTCCCGGCACACTGTTCCTAATGGACATGGAAGAAGTTGGCATTCCTATTAGCCGTGAGCGTATGGAAGCCGCCAATAAGTACCTGGACGAAGAAGTTCAGCGTGCTAAAGAGGCTATTTATGGCTTTGATGAGGTAAAGCTGTTTGAGCAAGACACTGGTAAGATTTTTAATCCTAACAGTGTAATGCAGCTGCGTGTTGTGCTATTTGACTACTTGGGTTTGGAGCCAACTGGCAAGAAAACTGCCACTGGTGCTATCTCTACTGATGCTGAAGTTTTGGAGCAGCTCAGTGAAGAACACCCGCTGCCCAAGGCAATTTTGAAAGTGAGGCAACTTGGCAAGATTCAGAATACCTACATTCAAAAGATTCTGCCGGAGCTTGATCGAGATAGCAGAATCCGTACCAATTTTAATCTTACTTTCACCACTAGCGGTCGTCTCAGTAGTTCTGGCAAGTTTAACGCTCAGCAAATTCCTCGGGACGATCCTATTATCAAAGGCTGTATCCAGGCTCCGGCAGGTTACAAGATTGTTTCGCAAGACTTGACAACTGCAGAGATGTATTATGCAGCTGTGTTGAGTGGCGACAAGAATCTGCAAAAGGTTTTTAGCAGTGGCGGCGACTTTCACTCTACAATTGCAAAAATGGTGTTTAACCTGCCTTGCGAAGTGGAGGACGTAAAGAAACTGTACGGCAGTATGCGTCAGTCGGCTAAGGCTATTTCATTCGGTATTCTGTATGGTTCGGGCGCTAACAAGGTGTCGCAAACTGTTACAAAAGCCACAGGTGAGCCTTACCCAGTGGAGCAGGCTCAAAGCGATATTAAACAGTATTTTACCCGGTTTAATAAGCTAAAGCAGTGGTTGGATACTCGCAAGGCTTTTATTGAACAAAATGGATATACTTACTCGTTTTTTGGCCGAAAGAGGCGGCTTCCTAATGTATTTTCCAGCGACAAAGGAATCGCCGCCCACGAAGTACGAAGTGGTATTAACAGCGAAATCCAGTCGTTGGCAAGTGACATTAACTTGCTTGGAGCTATTGGAACTCAAAGAGAAGTTGCAGAGCTGGGGCTTGACGCAAAAATCTTCATGCTTGTACACGACTCAATCGTGGCACTTGTCCGAGAAGACCACGTAGAGCAGTACTGTGAAGTTCTACGCCGGAATACGCAGCAAGACTGGGGTTGTAGTATTCCAGCCTCGCCTATCGGTGTAGACCAGGATATTGGAGACGACTACAGCTTTGGAAACTTCGTGGAAACCTATCAAATTATCGGAGATAAGCTGGCCCGTATTTAAGTTGGGTGAGCACCGGCCTGAGCAGCGCGATGGCCGTGTGTTCTACTTGGCAGAATACAGCGACAAAGATACTAACGAGTACTTTGAAAACATCCGATTAATAGACGACAAGTCTATAACAAAGCCGACCTTGGGGTTGCGTAGGCTGGTTCTTAGGAATCAGTCTACGCTTCACCGTATCGGTACAGCAATTTACAGCCTCGTGGACTTGGTGAAGTTAGCAAAACATACCACTTGGTTTATAGATAATAGCGGCGCAGTATTCCAGCATAAAAAATGCACGCGCGCCAAGCTGCAAACGCGTAGGATCAAACAAGTTTTACCCGCGGCGGGACTAGGGTGTGTGTTAGAAATTGAAGGTCTATCACAGCGCTTCAAGTCTATGCTTAGACCTAGTGTGGAACAGCAGTGGGCGGGCTTATTGGAAGTTAGTGGTGGGTATTTATTGTATGGGTTTTACGACCAGCCTATAAAACCTACCTGGAGATTAGTATAATGCCAAAAGCAGTTATATCGAATAGAATCTATATAGACAATCCAGGTAAGGATCATAGCAAGCACGTAATCCAAACCCTTACCTATAAAATACACAAGGATACAGGCAGTAAGAAGTTTAGTAGTGTTGAAACTATTAAAAACTATAAGCTCCTAGCTGGTGGTATAATATCCCTGCCGCAAGGTAGACTAGACCTGATTCCTGCCGACTGGGAACTAGTAGACAAACGAGTGCTCAATCCGGTACCGTTTCCTACGCCTAAGTACGAGCTGCGTGAGGATCAGCGTGTAGTGTACGATGAAGTAACGGATACTTGCTTTATCAATGCCCTAGTAGGTTGGGGCAAGACTTTTACTGCGCTGCATGTAGCACGCAAGCTAGGTCAAAAGACGCTGGTAATTACACACACTACAGCACTGCGAGATCAGTGGGTAGAGGAAGTGGAAGCACTGTTCGGAATGCAGCCCGGTGTAATTGGCAGTGGCAAGTTTGATATTGAAGATCACGCTATAGTGGTAGGAAATATACAAACCATAGTTAAAAACCTAGAACCACTTCAAAAAGAGTTTGGTACTATTATACTAGACGAAGCACACCACTGTCCTGCAACTACGTTTGCGGGGACAGTGGATGCGTTTCATGCTAGATATCGCATAGCGCTTAGTGGTACAATGATTCGCAAAGACGGTAAGCACATACTGTTTCAAGATTATTTTGGTACCACTGTGTATAAGCCTCCACAGGCTAACACAATTAATCCTGCAGTGCATATAGTAAAAAGTGGCATCACACTAAAACCTGGTGCTACTTGGGTAGAGAAGATTAATGATCTAACTCAAAATGATAACTATAGAAGATTTATTGCTGGGGTGGCTAATTTACATATTAGTAAAGGCCATAGTGTCCTTGTTGTAGCAGACAGAGTAGAGTTCTTAGAAAAGGTAAAAGAGTATGTTGGAGAAACGTGTGTGTTGGTTACTGGCGAAACCGATTTCGAAGCCAGGCAACGAGTCAAGGAACAAATCCTCAACAAAGAAAAGATGTGCATTGCTGGAAGCCGTCAAATCTTTGCCGAAGGAATCTCCATCAACATCCTTAGCTGCGTAATACTAGCAGTTCCAATGAGTAACGACAGTTTACTAGAACAAATTGTGGGTCGTATTATGCGACCACATGAAGGTAAACTAGACCCTATAGTAGTTGATATTCAATTTGCTGGCTGGGCCGATAAAAAGCAAAATACAGATAGACTAGGTCTTTACCTACGCAAAGGCTGGGAAGTTGTAACGGTATAAAAAATTCAACTTGTCCGTGCACAGCTAATCTGATATAATATAATCTAAGTTAGCAACTATGACTCTGTTTTTCAACTTACAGACGCTGGAGGCTAAGACTAAAAATAACCCTAAACTTTTAGTTGATACTTTACAGCTGCATTTCTTAAATAAAACTTTGCCAAAAAATGCCAAAATTCAAGCGAAACCGCTTTCTAACATCAGTGGCAACAGTTACTTACTAAATGCGGCACCCCTATTCGCGGATAAAATCACAGACATTATCTATAAAGCACAGTATATAAAACTAGCTGGTCGCAGAGACTATCTTCAGTATAAACTTTACGGCGACAAGTCACTAGACCTATCGTACTTTTTAGATATAAATTTAGACTACATCAAACACAATCCGCTTTTAACAATCACAAACAACAAAATTAAATTCAAATACGAGGAATAAAATGGCACTTAGTTTCAAGCAAACCAAAGGCAAGGCACAATCTAATAAGGTTGAGTCCTATGAATACAAAGACGGCGAAAACACTGTACGCTTGATCGGTGGAGTGTTGCCGCGATACATTTACTGGCTCAAGGGCAGCAATAACAAGGATATTCCTGTTGAGTGCCTGGCATTTAGTCGCGAAAAGGAAAAGTTCGACAACATGGAAAAAGACCATGTTCCTGACTACTTCCCTGACTTGAAGTGCACTTGGAGTTACAGCGTTAACTGTATCGACCCTAAGTCGGGCAAAGTTGTGGCCCTTAACCTGAAAAAGAAGCTGTTTGAGCAGATTGTAACTGCCGCAGAAGATTTGGGTGACCCCACAGACTACGATACTGGTTGGGACGTTGTATTCAAGCGCGTTAAGACTGGTCCTCTGCCCTTTAATGTTGAGTATACCTTGCAAGTGCTACGCTGCAAGCCCCGCGCACTCAGTGATGACGAGCGTGCTATGGCTGATGCCGCAAAGTCCATTGACGAAAAGTTTCCTCGCCCGAATGCTGACGAAGTGAAGGCTCTGCTGGAGAAGATTACCAGCAACGAAGACGAAGCCGATAGCGATAGTAGCGCACAAGAAGCTGTTAACGAACTCAACGGTTAATCGCCAAAGCCCAGTAAAGTGAAGAGCTTACTGGGCTTTTTTGCCTCTAAAGGAATTAGATGAAAGT